TATACCTGCAAGTGTAGGGGGAGTAGGGGCTGCAGTAGTAGGTCTTACTAAACAAGGTCCTGCATTCCTACCAACGCCGGTTGGTTCTTTTGGTGAGTTTAGAGAGATATTCGGAGGTCTGGACCCTGACTTGCACGCAACCTACGCTGCCAGGTCGTATTTGAAAAATGCAAACACTCTTAACGTAGTTAGAGTTTTAGGAAGAAGCACAGCAGAAGTTGGATATTCTTGCTTACTTGCTTTCCCACATGCAGCAACTGGTGTTTCAGCTGATGCAGCAGTACTATCAGCAGGAAATACAGTTCTCGGTGTGTTAAGATTTAGAGGAGACGTTGAAGAGGTATACCTAAGTGGTGGACCTACAAACTTCGCTATTTCGATTCCAGGAAAGGGAGTAACAGGATCACAGCTTTCATTAGATCAGTCTTCTGCTTCTTACATTAAGAAAGTATTGGGAACTGACCCTGAAAATGTAAGATCTGGAGATGCTCTTACAGCCGTATACGTTGATGCTGTATTCAACTATTCTTATGGTGGATCTGTTACTGGAACAGTAAGTGGTGCTTCTCAAAATGACATGTTTGCTTCATGCACAGCTGGATCATACCAAGTTACTGGAGGGTTTGCACCTTCTGAAACTCCGATGATTGTGTCTCAGAACTTTGGCGGACAGGTATATGACTTATTTAGAGTATTTACTAGATCTGATGGTAGTGACACTACCGATGATGTCAAGATTTCTATAACTCAAGTGGACAGTTCATTGACAAGCAATCCTACATTTAGTATGATCGTAAGGTTGGCTAGTGATACTGATTCTAGTCCTGAAATACTAGAAACATTTAGCAACTTGACACTTAATCCATCAGACAAAAACTATATTGCAAGAGTCATTGGTGACAGACGCCCGGTTTACGATCTTACACAAAATCCTCCTGAAATACTATATGACGGTGATTATGACAATAAATCAAAATATATTAGAGTAAGAGTTGAAAGTGGCTATCCAACACAAGCAAGACCTTCAGGCTTTAAGGGTATTGGTAAAATCGCACCAGCCCCTTATATACCTGAGGTGCCTATGATAACTACTCATTTGAATGCTAGAAGCGAAATTGATAACAATATATTCTTAGGTCTCAATGCAGGTGCTGGCTCAGGTGGAGTATTCGACAGGACAAAGACTACTATAACAACAGCTTCAGGTAGTACAAGTGCTGATACTGGCCAACTCTATATGTCTGCATCAGCTGATCTATCTGGATCAGGCTTGCTAAGTGGATATACAATCGTTGATATGTGTGCCTCAACAAGTGCTTCGAACTTCTCAGGAGTTAACAGACTTAGATTTACAGTTCCAATCCAAAAGGGTTGGGATGGGTTAGATCCTAGGGCTAACAAGTACACCAGTGTTAATAATGGAACACTATCTGCTGATTACAGTAAAGCTATTAAGATTCTAGAGAATGATGATGAATTTGATGTTAATCTAATCGTTGCTCCAGGAGCACATAGCTCATCAGTAGGTGGCATTGCTAACATGTTGATTGATGCATGTAAAAATAGAGGTGATAGTTTTACAATAATTGACTTATCAAATGGCACAACAACTGCTTCCGGATTGAACTTGAGTGTTGCAAATGCTCAAAGTGAAGCTAGCAAGTTTGATTCAAATTATGCCGCAGCTTACTTCCCTTGGATACAAATTAACGATATTGATAATGATAAGTTAGTTTGGGTACCACCATCTGTTGAAGTCTTCGGTGCATATGCATTCAATGATAGAGTTGCTCAACCTTGGTATGCTCCTGCAGGATTTACAAGAGGTGGTCTAGAGAGTGCTAGAGCTGCTCGTAGAAGACTAACACAAGGACAGAGAGATGATCTCCAAGAAAGAAACATTAATCCAATTGCTACATTCCCTGGTGCAGGTCTAGTTATCTGGGGTCAGCAAACACTACAGAAGAAGTCTTCTGTACTAGAAAGTGTTAATGTAAGAAGGATGCTTCTAGAGGTTAGGAAAGTTATTGCAAGTCTTTCGAAACTATTTGTATTCGAACCTAATACTTTGGGCATGAGATCAACGCTATTGTCAAGAGCTAACAACTATCTACAATCAGTTCAGGCAGCTAATGGTCTTCAAGAGTTTAGAGCTGTACTTGATGACACAACAACTACACCTGACATGATCGATAGAAACATTGTTAAGGGTAAGATCTACTTGAAACCTACACATGCTACTGAGGTTATACTACTTGACTTCAGTGTAACTAAGACAGGTGCTATCTTTGATGATGGTTGATACAAACAATATGTTGTAAAACCTTAGTATTCTCCTGGCTTATATTTCTTGTAAATATAAGCTAGGAGATTTTTTTGTTATGATTATATTTATTATGAAAGAACATTAAAAAACATACTGGAGAATTATAATGGCTGATGACCTATACGGACCACATGATGATGTATATCCGTTGACAGTGCCTGGTAATATATTTGAACCAAAGAGACAAAATCGTTTCTTCCTTAAAGACGATTCAAATAATATACCTGCTTGGATTGTAAGAACTGCTTCAAGACCGTCAACTACAACAGATTCAATTGAAATAGACTATCTTAACACAAAAAGATATCTAGCTGGAAAGACTATCTGGAATACAATTTCTCTTGGTCTTTATGACCCTATTACACCCTCAGCAGCTCAAGCAATCATGAACTGGATAAGGTTGCAATATGAGACATTGACAGGTAGAGCTGGATATCCTGATTTCTACAAGAAAGATCTCAATCTTGAATTGATCGACCCTGTAGGGGCATCAAAAGAAAACTGGCAGATTAAGGGTGCTTTCATCACTGAAGCTACATTTGGTGATTTAGATTATGCATCAGCTGATCCTGTTACTGTTGACGTCACAATTCAACCAGATAGTTGCATTCTTGAATATTAAAAACAAAAAGTAGAACTAATTCTAATAGGAGGTAGTATGGCTGAAGGAGAAAGAAAAGTTACATTCGATGATGCTGAAGAGGAGAAAGTAGTAGAACCAACAAATGCTAAGTCTGCTGTTGAAGCTGCTATACAAAGATCGAATGAGGCAAAAGAAGTGGCTAGAGAAGAAGTTTCTCCATTTGTTGTCTCAACAAGTTTTGTAGGTCTACCTTCAAAGGGCAAACTTTATTCATCTGATTCACCACTCTTTGAAAAAGAAGAAATTGAAATAAGGCAGATGACAGCACTTGAAGAAGATATTTTAACAAGTAGAAATTTGATAAGAGGCGGTAAGGCAATCGATATGGTTATAAAGAACTGCCTTATCGATAAAAGCATTGACGTTGATCAGTTAGTTGCAGGTGACAAAAATGCTATAATGATTGCTTTGAGAATAACAGGTTATGGTAAAGACTATGATGTAACTGTGACATGTCCAACATGTCAAGAAGATTCAGCTTTTCCATTCGATCTATCTTTGCTTAAAGCCAATGATCTGAATTTGAAGACTGCTACTGAGGGTAATAACAACTTCAATTATAAAACACCTTCAGGTAATAAGTTAGTTTTCAAGTTCCTCACTTCGGGTGAGCAAAAGGATATGGTTGAAACACAAGCAAATCTTAAAAAAGCAACAGGAAGTGTTGTTGACCACTCAGTAACTGATTCAATGAAAAGGATGATATTGTCAGTTGATGGTGAAGAAAAACGTTCTGCAGTTGACCAATTTGTTAATACAATGCCAGCTAGGGATTCTAGAGCATTCAGAAAATTCACTGATGACAATGAACCTGACGTAATCATGAAACAGATGTTTGAATGTAAAGCATGTGGTGAGAGAAATGAGGTGACTGTTCCCATAACAGTCGAATTCTTTTGGCCTGACTGAGAAAAATAGAACTTATATTTTTGAAGAAGTTTTCTTGATCACATTCCACTGTAAACTATCGTTTGCTGAAGCATGGAACATGCCAATTTGGTTGAGAAAGTGGTGGATTGAAAGAACAAATCTAGAAAATAAAGAGAATAACAGAAAACAAAAATAATGCTCCCATATTACATTTTCAATAGGGAGCATTTTTAAAATAAGAGAAATGATATGAAATTGAAGGATGCAGCTGATAGTAGACTGATAGAAGAAGGGTTGCTAACTTTACTTAAAGCTTTCTTTAAAGATACAGCTGAAGATGTTAGCACCTATAAAGATCTAGAGAGACTTATGAAGGAACCTATGCCAGGAGATGAAGAAAGAACTAAAGGTGACCACTTCAATGACATGATGAAGAAAAAAGGCTATAAATTTTAGAGATAATTAATGCCAAGTATTGCTGAACAATTGCAAAGTGCTGTACAAGATTTTGCCGACTTCAATAAGAAGATGATCGGCCCAGAAGCAATGGGTGGTGCCATGCGCCAGTTTGAGCTTATGCTCAAAAANAATGCTGNTATGCTAGAAGNTTTGAATAAGTCTGGTGAGCTTACTGAAGATGCTTTCAAAGCTTTAGATAAACAAATTGAAAAGACTCGTGTTAAAGGTTTCGGGGCACTAGAAAAAGATACTTTCAGAAAGCATTTCAAAGTTATGAAAGAAGCCAGTAAAGCAATGTCAGGTTTTACTGGTGGGCTAAAAGATTCAATCAGAAGTATTACAAGATTTATACCTCTAGTTGGAGAGAAGATCGCTAAATCATTTGATAAGGTGATTGACAAAAAGATTGCACCAAGATTAAATAAAGCTTTCATGGTCATATTTGGTAAAAAAGGCGGGAAAAAAAGCGGAATGATGGGTGGATTATCATTAGGCAAAATGGGTCTTTGGGGTAGTGCAGCACTTGCTATAGTTGGTATAATAAAAGCTCTTAATTTGGCTGAAAAACAATTGGTTTCAATTGTTAAGGAAACTGGTTTTTTGAGAAAAGATGTTAGAAAATTAGTGAAAGAAACTAATGATTATCAAAGGGCTCTATTAGCATCAGGAGCTACTCTTGAAGGAATAACTAATACGCAAATAGCATTGATTAAACAGTTTGGTCAAATAAAACAAGTTACTGGTGAGATGGTTAATACTGCTAAGATGTTAGAGTTAGCTTTAGGAATAGGAACTGATGAAGCTGCTTCAATGATGGAGACTATGACTCGCGGTTGGAAAGCAACAAACAAAGAAATAGAGTTCTTCACAGCAAATGTTGCAGCAAATGCTAACATTCATGGAGTTAGTTTTTCATTAGTTATGAGAGAAATTACTAAAGATGCAAATTTATTGGCATCATATACAAAAGAGACTAGTCATAGATTAGCTGAGACAGCTATACAATCTCAAATACTTGGTCTTAATTTAAGTGATATTGTATCATTTGGTGACTCTTTTTTAGATTTTTCAGTAGCTAGTGAAAAAACAATGAAGATGCGAATGTTAATAGGTACCACAATGAATGCGCAGGAAGCTATTAGTTTAGCAAATCTTGGTGATCATGCTAATATGCAAAGAATTATAGGAAAACAAATGGTTGCATCTGGAAAATGGGAAAAGTTGTCATATGGTTTTAAAGTAAAAACTGCTCAAGAGCTTGGTACAACTGTTGAATATTTGAACAAAACAGTAGAAATTGGAAAAATGTCTGACATTCAATTTAAGAATAAATTAGCAGACATGGAAGCTTTGTATAAGAGAACACAAGACAACAGAGACATATGGGACAAAATGATTGGTAACATTAAAGCAGTATTTCTACCACTTCTAAAAGATGTGGGAGAATATATGGAAATTCATCTAAGTCCTCTTGTTAATAAGATAACAGCTAAATTACAAGAATGGTTTACACCCACAAAAGGAACAAAACCTTGGGTTGCATTTAAAGAGGGCTTTGCAAAAGTTTTCGATTGGATGGGAGTTCAATTAGTTAAAGTTATAAACTTTGCATTAGATAATGCATGGCCAACAATTGCAACAGGATTCAACACAACAGTTGATTATGCTGCTAAAGCATTTAGTAAAATAATTAATGCAGCACTAACTAGAATATCGAGTACCACCCTTGGTAGTTTGTTTGTTGATGCGCCAGGTGGTAGTCCGGACCCCGGGTGGTATTCCCGGCTGTCCAGTCCGGACCCCGTTCTGTCAGCCCCAACTCCTGGCAAGTACTCACAGGTGCAAGGCGTTCCCGAACTCAGTTCGGGAATTCCCGAACTCCAGCGCCGCCGCGCATCTGGGTTTGGTTCTGGCTCACCTGGGTTTGGCAATACTAAAAAGAAGCCGAAGTCGAATGGTTTCATAAATGATTTTGCAGAGTGGACTCCTATAACCGATAGCCTGTCCTGGTTCGGGCGGCAGGCGACCAGTTTTGCAAAAGGGGTGACCGGTTTTGCAAAAGGTGGTATAGTAACTAAACCGACTAAAGCTCTAATTGGTGAAGCTGGCCCTGAGATGGTTATCCCTCTAGATGGAAAAGGATTGGACTACTCTAAAGGTGGTGGTTTCAAATTTACTAGAGGTGCATTTATAGCTCCCATGAGTACTCAAGGAGGGATTGCTGATGTAGGTAGTTCAATGGCTTCTGGTGACCCTATAGCAAGATTAGAAAGGAGAAAAGTAGCACAGGATTATGGAAAGACACAAGCAAAACAAAGAAAGGAATTGGTAGAATACTGGAAGAAAGAAGAAGGAGAACGAAAGAAGAAAAAGAAAGACTATAGAACATTCAGGAGTGGAGTCAGTACGTTTGGTAAGGGAGTCAGTGCGTTTGGTCAGTTTAACGATATCCTGAAGGAGCACGGCTTCGATTTTAAGGGAAAACTAAGAGATGCTATTGTTGAAGGTCTTCCAGAAGGATTGAAAGACTTTGCAGATTCACCATACGGGGGTGCTATTGGGGGTGCTATTGAGGGTTATATGACAGGGGGATTGTCAGGGGGATTAAGGGGCGCTGCTCAAGGGTATGTAGCACAAGGTGGTACTATGGGTCAAGGACCACTGAGTGGTGGATTGGGTGGAGCTTTAAATGCTTTTGCTCAAGGTGGTAGTAAGAGTGAAGTTATGGGTGCTGCAATGTTAGGACAATTTGGAGCAAATAATCCATTAGGGCAACTTGGTCTTAACATTATGAATACAGGTAGTGTGAGACAAGGTGCTGCACAAATGATGGGTGGTTATGGTCAGAAATATGCTGCTCAGAGCATGAAAGCATTTGGAAAAGGTGGTGCAGGAATGGGAGCTGGTTTGAAAGCTGGAGGAATGGCTGCCGGTGCAAGTGCAGTGGCAACTGCATTAGCAACAGGAGACGTTAAAGCTGGGTTATCTGCAGGATACGACACAGCTGCATCTATGATGTTAATGTCTGGAAATCCATATCTTATGGCTGGTGGTGCTGCTATGATGGTTGGCAAAAAATATATTGGTGGTGCTGCAAAATGGGTAGGTGGTAAACTTGGAATAGGAAGCAAAGCTAAAATAGAAACATCATGGCATCCAGCTTTGTTGTATGAATTATTTAATAAAGGATATAAACTACGCGATAAAGTAAAGAAAAAAGAAATTGCTAAGATTAATCAATCAATATTTGGCACTGAGAAAATTCCAGGTTCTAAAGATGGTTTCTCTATGTATGATGTTAAAGGTGAAGAAGAAAAATTTGAGAAACAGAAAGCTAAATCTGCTGACTGGAAGTCCTGGGCATTACAACGTTCTGCGCAGATATGGGGTGTTCCAGCTATGGCTGCTGGTGGAATTGTCAGTAGACCTACACTTGCTGTTGTAGGAGAATCTGGCCCTGAAGCTGTTGTACCTCTTGGTGGAGGTGGAAGTAATGATTTA